ATTCCTTCTACGAAAACGAGGAGTTTGTGGCTACAGTGAAGGAGCTTACCACTAGTGATAGTGGAGCCGTGAGGGAGGTCGTTGAGGAGGTTGCTAGGGGCGCGATGCGCGCGCTCGATAGCATGCTTCGGCGGGCTGCCTCGAGTTGGCAGGGACGGGTCGGGTTGGCTGGGGTTGCCGTGTATTCGGTGTACCGTGTCCATAAACGGCTTGTCGATCGGGCTCATGAGCTCGGGGTAACGAGTGCTGGTGTGCCGGTGGGGTGGTGTGATTGGGTTTGGATGAAGGTTTGCGAGTTGACAAAACATGAGAGTGTTGAGATCCCTCTTCGGAAGGATGTTCAGCGCGGGTTGCATGTTTACGCTCGTAACATATTCGAACACCACTCGCACCCCACCGCGGCTACGCAGCGCTCGGCGGCTACAACGGCAATAGAGAACTGGTTGAAATCTAAGAACTATATACCATACCCAATATCTGGTAGTGATCGAGAGTCACCGGCTGGTTATCAGGGGTACTACATGGAGAAGGACTTGAAGAGGGCGCTGGTGCAGAATCCGGTAACGGATCGGCATGTTATAACGATGATAGACGTGGACTATCATGTTGACATGAAGCACTGGATGTCCTATGAGAGGCCTATCGTGATGTACACCTTTACGCCCGGTGCGGTGGCGGGGCGCTCGGATGATGGCACATATTGGGTGACTGGGGACAATCGCGTGCATTTGGCAGTGAAAGGTGCGCAGGAGTACTGTCATACACTCTGGGATTACAGGGGTGATTTCGTGGTGGCGCGTTATTGGACTAAGACAGTGGTGTATACTGTTGATCGGCAAATCTTGACGGATGATAGGAGCATTATCACGCTGATTCCCTATAGCACGGTTAAGGGACCATGGGGATGGTACTTACCGGGCCGTGAGATGATGTTGCGTGAATTGGTGCAGGGCGACTTCGCAGTGTCGCAATTCCTTGACGAGGAGGGGGATCTTAAGATCTCCTTGGCAATGCTGGATTCTCCTCTGGCAGCTACGCTCAGTCTTGGCTATTTTCATCTCTTGCAGATTAAGTATGGCTTGTCTTCGAAGCCGACTTCGTACGATATTTCTGAGTACCTACGGCGGCAGGGTATGGAATCGGATGAGGCGGCTACTGTTGGACCGCAGCTATGCGCTTTTTACAAGAATGGTATGAAGATTAGTCAGGTTAAGACTCAGACTGGCGGCTCCCCGGCGCGGATTGTGCGACCGTCGAATTATGTCGTTATCAAGGAGCCCATTCAGGGCCCTGTGGTTGAGATTGGCAGACAACTGATGCCACCAGTTGTTGACCATCCCGCTCTGGCTCCGGCTAGTTGTCGGGATAACGATGTGGCTGCAGTGGAGGGGCGCATTTATGCGGTGCTGAATGACAAAATACCTCCGGAGCGGTACCATGGATGGGCGAATGATTTCCTCGATAGGTTGGTCGAGGCGCCTGCCCAGGGTTTACCTCTGGATGCGTCTGATGTCATTGAGTTGCAGGATGAGCCCCTCCAACGCGGGCGAAATGAGAAGATCAGGCCTTGGATGGCCATGGAACCTTCTCTCGTGGTGAAGGCTTTTATGAAGAAGGAGCCAATGGAGGGTGGTGATCCCAGAAATATCTCGCAGTGTGATGTGACCCACTGTATCGTGTTGAGTCGGTATACCTATGCTTTTAAGCGTGAGGTCTTGCTTGGGCAGGCGTGGTACGCTCCTGGCTGCACTCCTAGAGAGGTGGCTGAGCGCGTCGTTTCTCTCGCCGGACGTTACCAGCAGCTTGTGGAGACTGATTATTCACGGTTCGATGGAACAATTTCACGTTGGCTACGTACCAATGTGGAGAAAGCTGCGTACCAGCGGTATTTCGGTGGTATGGATGGCCGGCAGGTCGGTGAGTTGATAGACAAGGAGATCGATGCGATGGGCGTTACGGCGTCTGGCATGGTCTATGATCCGTCTGGCTCTAGGCTGTCCGGCAGTCCTCTTACTACCGATGGGAATACGATCATTAATGCGTTTGCTGACTACTGTGCGCTGCGGCTCATGGGATTGTTAGCAGACGAGGCTTTCTTCAGACTTGGTCTTTATTGTGGGGATGATGGGGTTTCTAATGCGTTGCCAGCGTGTTTGGAACGTGTTGCTGAGGAGCTCGGTTTGCGGTTGAAATGTGAAGTTAGGCGGGATGGTGCTGGTGACCATGCGCCTGCTTTGTCTTTTCTTAATCGTCATTTTGAGGATCCTTGGGGAGGAAGTCTTGGTAGCGTGCAGAATCCTCTGCGCGCACTGCGGAAGATACATATGAGTTTCGCTCCTGGTTACATAACTGATCAGCAGGCGCTTTACGACAAAGCGAATGGTTACCTGGCGTTGGATCCTGATTCACCGCTTATGGGGGCCATTTGCCGAGCTATGAAGCGCGTTGCCGAGTCGGAGAGTAATGATGACGATCTTCAGAACCGTCTTACGTCATATGACACGCCTTTCTTCATCTGGGCGCAATATCTTGCACAGAAGGATGATCATACCGGGTCCCAGGACATGGACCTTAATACTTGGCCGCAGGCCGATGTGGACTGGGTGTGCGAATATACCGCCTATCAAATCGGTTGCCGAGAAGCTGATGTGCTTGACTGGATCGAGTTGTATGACTTGGTCGAGATTCGCGATCATATGGAGGCAATCGAGCGTACCATACACGTGGCTCCGTTGGAGGAGAAGATACCGATTCACGTGTTGGATAACGAGTGGGAGTCTTTACCTGACTGGGCTAAAATCATGACTCAGCGTGCTGTTCCTGTGCCCGAGAGGGTTAAACAGGCAGAGGTTAAGAAGACGACCGCGCAGAAGCGGGCTCGCCGCCGTGCGTTTGAGAACCATAACAACTAAGATGCGGTGTCGCAGGTCTGATTCCTGCTAAAACAGTCAGCGTGATGGAATATGTATGAAACACGTATAAAACCGCTGGGATAGATTAGCATAAGTATGTGATTGGCCTCATTAGCCAATAGAAGCTGTTTAACGAACAGTGT